CAGACGGACATAAAGATATACGGGTCAATGATATTTTGACGATCGATTCAGTAGACTACGGTGTCCAAGGCGTGGCACGGTATAAGATGGGCGCGCAAGACTTCCTTCGTTGTACCTTAAATCTCCTAGTGAATGAGTAATATCAATATCAAGATCGAAGGATGGGACAAGATCGCGAAGGGCTTCGCTAAGTCCCCGCAAGTCTTTATAAAGGTCTTCGATGTAGCTATTAAGAAGTCGATCACGGTTTTACTGGGAACGACGCGGGCAAGAACCCCTATTGATACGGGGTTTTTGAAAGGGAAAGGAATGGAAACGACCTTCGAAGCATTGACGGGAAGAATCACGAATAGCGCGCCATATTCAACTTACGTCCACGAAGGAACTTCAAAAATGCAAGCACGCCCTTTCTTTATGTGGGGAGTCGAGGACGGAGAAGCACAAGTACAATCAATATTTTCCAAGTCCTTCGACGAATTTATTTCTAAGCTTTAAAAAATATGGATTTTCAAACATTACGCCCGATTATTTTAACAAAGCTTCAAGGGATCTCTGCACTAGTGACGGCGAAAGATTGCCATACAGAAGTAACAACGGGCTACCCCTACGCCACCTTTGAGCCTTCAAGTCTTGCGAATGAATACTACACGAACACAGACAACTTAAGAGAATACACCTTCGATATTATCGTATTTCACGAGATGACGAAAGCGGGGAGAGATACGGCAGTAGGAAATCTCTGTATAGCCGTCGATGCGATTATATCGGCGTTTGATTCCGATACTACGCTAATGACAAGCGGAGGCGCGGACTACGTCAAGGCAATGCCCGCAGAATTCGGCGAATACGTGAATAAAGCGGGACCCGTGAAGTATGCACGTCTTACCCTTACGATTGGGGGAGAGGTTCAAGTATAGCAATTGACTTTCATTGAGGACGTGAGATAATTTTTTCAGATCATAACCGTATAAAATGGAAAAGAAAACAGCTCAAAAAGAGCAAGAAGCAACGCTTCAAGAGTACCACTTCCCCGCATACGGGATCACGGTCAACGCCACTTCCCTAGAGGAAGCAGAAAAACAACTTCATATTTTAACACAAGAAAAAAATGGCTAAGCTCATAGGTCGCCAGTATTCAATAGGAGTAGGAAAGGAATCTTCAAGAGGTACAGCGGTCGCGTCCGCGATGTGGGTACCGCATATGGACCTTGATTTTGAGGATCGAGTCAAAACCGCAGTAAACGAGGTATCCATGGCACGTATTGAGGGATCAGACGGCGAAGTAGTGACAGCAAAATATGGAGAAGTAACACTAGGAAGTAAGATTTTGGATCAAACGATCGGATATTTCCTTCTTTCCCTTATGGGAACAGTGGGAAGCGTGGCTAAGAGTGCGCCGAATACGGCGGTATACGATCACACGTTTTCCGTTGCACAGTCTACACAGCATCAAAGTTTAACGCTTGCATTGAAGAGTACAAACGACGACGTGGCAATCCCGAACGCCGTTGTAGACTCTCTCAAGATCACCGCGGATATGAATAACTACGTCATGTACGAAGTTCACGCCCTCGGCAAGCCTTCAGCAAGCGCATCTTCTACGGTATCCATCACCGCAGAAAACCACTTCACGAATAAACATGTAACGTTCAAGAATGCTTCTGCTCAGTCTGGACTAGATGGAGCTAGCGCCGTTACTATCAAGTCCTTCTCTCTCGAGATTGCTTGTCCTACAGTACTTGAGGAAGTGCTCGGAGCTACGCCAGTAAATGACGTACTCAATGGGCAATTTGAAGTATCAGGAAGCGTGACTTTAACGCATAGCGCTTCTACGTACCGCGATCTTATGCTTGCGGGAACTTATCAGGCTTTACGCTTTGATATTTTGAACACCGACGCAACGATCGGGACAAGTTCAAATCCTGAACTCAAGATCGATTTACACCGCGCCCTCATCTCCAACTATCAGAGAAGCCTAGGACTCAATGATATCGTGGAAGAGACCTTCGACTTCAAGGGTCACTATAGCGCGACAGATTCAAAAATGATTACCGCTATCCTTACAAATACCAAAGCATCTTATTAATTTTTTAAACCTCAAGATCATGCAAGTCACTCTTCCTATCAGTCAGTACATTGTAGAGTTCAAGGACTCAATGAGCGTAAAAGAAAGAAACGCCCTCGAAGCTATCCAGTACGAGAAGGCAACGATCCAAGGAGCTCAAGTCAGTATGCAGGCTTCTACCTACACCGCTTTCGCTAAGCAAGCAGTACAGACATTTCTTGTAACAGCGAAGGACGCGAACGGTCTCGATATACCCCTTATGGTGCAGTACGATGATCTCGACTCTCGAGATGCGGAACTACTGGAAGAGCAAGCCCTCCTCATTTACGGCAACCTTAAAAAAAAATAGAGGAAGATAGGGAGGAGATACGGAATACCGTACTCCATGGAAAGGCGGGGAACTGGCAAACAGTCTCCGCTTTTCTTTGTACAGAATTGCATTGTTTACCTTCACAATTGGAAAATGAGGACTACAATGATATCGAGAATATCTTGAGTCAATTGGGCGCACTCGCGGAGAAACAGAAAAGAAAAAATCCTAACAAATAAAACCATGGCAACCGAACGAGCCCTACAAATAGTAGTCAGCGCAAAGGACGAGGCGAGCGCAAAGATCAAGTCGATGACGGGGAAAATTTCCGACAATCTTCAAACGGTCTCTATCGGTGCAACCGTGGCAGGTGGGGCAATGACGGCTTTTCTTGCGTCTACTGTAGCGGGTGCATCAGGGGCGCAGGAAGCACAAGCACAGCTCGAACATGCAGTATTACAAGTCAGTAAAGCGAATCAAGAACAGTTAGAGAGCACGATGGCACTAGCGGACGCACTGGAAGCTAAAGGAGTTCTTGACGGGGACAATATCAAAGTCGGACTTGCACAACTCTCTACTTTCGGACTCTCCAACGATGCAGTACAAGGACTTGCGGGAAGCATGGCGGATCTTGCAGTGAATCAGTTCGGAGTAAACGCGTCAGGGGATCAGTTATCGCAGACAGCGAACACCATGGCGAAAGCATTGCAAGGACAATTTGGAGTATTGGAGAAGTCAGGTATACGCTTTACTGAAGCTCAGCAAGCGATGATTATGTACGGAACAGAAGCGGAAAAAGTGACTACTTTAAACGAAGGACTCGCGCAAAACTTGAAATATACGAATGAAGTGGCACTCGGCACGTTTGCGGGACAGATGGCGCATTTAAAAGTACAGATGGAGAACGTGAGCGAGGCTATAGGAGGAGCTTTAATCCCTATTATTGCGCAGTTCGCTTCTGCATTGCTTCCAGTAGTACAATCTATCCTTGCATGGACCACAAACAACCCACAACTTTTTTCTGGTATCGTAGCGGTCACGGGCGGTCTTGCCGTACTGCTCACAGGGATGGGGGCGCTTGGAGTTATTCTTCCCGCAATCACGGCAGGATTTACTTTTCTAGGGGCAGTATTGGGACTTATTTTCTCCCCTATAGGTTTAATAGTCGCAGGGATCGCAGGACTCACGGCGGGGCTTGTCTATCTCTACAACACAAACGAGACCGTAAGAAACGCAATAAATGAAGCTTGGACGACAATCCAAGCCGTAGCAGGAACGGCGATTGTGTTTCTCAGTAACTTAGTGACTCAGCATAGCGGAACAATAAAGACCGTGTGGATAGAAGCAATGGAAGGAATGAAGACAGCGTCAGAGGGGACAATGGTCTGGCTCACAGGTACATTTATTCCAGAAGTACAAATCTTCATTGAGTCTTTAAAATATGCCTTCGAGCCCGTCGTTCCTTTCTTCCAAGATCATTGGGCGCAAGTAACGAGTATATTTGATTTTGCTTTGTCTTTTATCTCGGCGCAATTTTCCCTTGCATGGAACGGAATGAAAACGACGCTTATGGTTACGTTTGAGATTATGAAGGGAATTATCACCACAGGACTACAAGTACTTACTTTGAACTGGTCGGGAGCATGGGAAACCATAAAGACCACCTTTTCCAAAGTGTGGGATCTTATGAAAGAGTACGTCGTCACGGCAATGGATGCGCTCGGCAATATCGTCTCTACAGGGTCCACGGCAATCTCAAGTATATTTCTCTCTTTCGGTATAGATATCGGGAAAACGTGGAGTGATCTCTGGGAAGGAATAAAACAGACCGTGAAAGGTGCCGTGGATATGATCGAGTCACTTATAACGAACATGATGGGGATGATAAACAGTGCAATAGAGGGCGCGAAGAATCTCGCAGGAAGTGCGGTCTCTATGGCGAGCTTTGGCACGGTAAAGCTAGGAAAACGAGCCACGGGAGGAACAGTAAGCGCAGGAAGTCCCTACATTGTAGGAGAAAGACGCCCTGAGCTCTTCGTACCAGATCAAAGAGGTACTATTCTTCCAGACGCACGCGGTGCGGGTGGGGGAGCGGTGCATAATATCTATATTACAGGGAATACTTTTCTTGACGAGTCGAGCGCGGAGAAAATCGGGGATATGTTCTTCAATCAATACAGACTTAACATGCGTACATAATGGCACTAGAGCTTTACATAAACGGGGACGATTACAGCGAGATTGTTTTATGGCAAAGTATCGTGTGGGATCCCGCGCTTACTTCCCGCGTGGACACGATGAAGTTTTCCTTCTACAAGTTCACGGGGAGAAGTTACACCCCCGCCCTGTTCGATGAAGTCACCTTTTATGATGGAGCTACACTTCTTTTTGCGGGGAGTATTGTACAGATAGAGAACGCAGTGGAAGGGCAAGAGCGGGCAGTATTCAAGATTATTTGCAAAGATAGAACACAGAAACTCGATAGATATCTTGTACAAGAACGCTACGAAAACACGCCCGTTATCAATATCATCATCGACATCTTGAACCGTTACGGGAACAAAGGAAGCCGTCTTGAGGTGGCAACCTTCGAGGAAAACGAGGTATGGAGCGGAGGGGCTATAGATACCACGTACTTCCGCACGGGAACGCAAGGAAGAAAGCTCACCTCTACAAACGCCGTCGCTTCTTCAATGACACGGGACATTATTGTAGACCTTGATCCTACGGGGTACGAGGAGACGGACTATATAGAGATAGACGTCTACGTAGACGATTATACCAAGTTAGACACGCTCACGCTTACGCTCGGAAATAGTGATCTCACGTCCTACTACTCCGAAGAAGTGAGTAGTCAAGTGACGGCTCATTGATAGGCACGTTTACAACAAGACCGCTTGAGTCCGTTCGTGTTTTTGTAGTCGCGCGAGTTACGGAGAAATCGCCGTTTCCGTTTGTAGGAATAATCGAATACAACTTACCCGCCTTCTCTGCGTTGGGCGTTACTAATAGTGATGCGTCATCAAGTAGGCTCATGGTATCGAATTGAATTTGTCTAAAGTAGCTTGCAAACAAGCCTCGGCTTCAAACGTGCCACCATCGGCAGCAACTCGAATCTTGAATGCGCTTATCATCGATGCAACGATGTCACCAACCAGTCTGAAGAACTGGGTGTTA